AAAACAGCAATCGCGATCCACTTCATGTAGTTCTCCTTAGTTACGGAAGCCACGTGCACTCAGTTCCGGGCTCGATCAGAAGGGCGTCAGAAACATTGCTGGTCTGCCCATACAGTGTCACTGTGTTTGCCGCTGCTGTAAAGCTGGCTGTTACGTAGATGTCGGTCACGTAGGCCGTCGCGGCCGCTCCGGGAGTCAGGAACGCCGTGGCGTCCGTTGTGGTGATCGTTGTGATGTCAGTAGTGCCTGTCCCGAATGGGACTGCCGTCGTTCCCACGTAACTGACCGAAGTCAGCGACATGTGCGTCGGCGCGACACTCGTGCCGACGCCAAACTTTACTGTGGCGACGCCTATGGCTTGCTCCCAAGAAACATGACACAGACCGCGATAGGTTCGCGCCGTGGTTGCGTAGGTGGCCGGGAAAGCTATTCCAGTCGTGGTGTACGTTGTTGTTGCAATAGAGGTCGCCGTGGTTCCGGTGAGTTGGTTTCCGTTCGTGGAGTATAGTGGTTCTGTGGTTACCATGACGGCTGTATTGTCGAGCAGACTAGAAGCTGCTGGCGTAGTTCCATTTATCCTAATTAGTGCGTTTGGTGTGATAGCAGCAGTAACGCTGAGCGCAGTAGAAGAACTTCCATAGGTTATGCCGCCCGCCGAGGATGATACCGGAAAAGAGATAGCAGACCAGACAGGTGCTGCGGCGGTCTGGCCAAGCAAAGGACCGTTGTTGAGCGTCGGCGCGGCGTTGTGGTCCATAGTGGTGGTAGCGCTGAAGTACGGCACTGCCCACGCTACGCCGCCAGTCACCGTCTGCGGGAAGGTTATAGATCCGCCCGATATTGTGTTGCATCCCAAAGCGTGGGTAGTGGTGTTGTAGGTGAGAGCGTTGGTAGCGCCCGCGCAACCGTTAGTTCCTGTGGTGGGCATGGCCACGGCCGATGGGGCTGCTGTGGAGGCAGTGAAGTTTGCAACCACGGTGTCTGAGGCTTGAGTGGAAATGCCGGACAGAGGAATGGAGGCTGAGTAAGTGGCCTGCGCAGATCCGCCCGGCGAGAATACGTAGCCAGTTCCAGGCAGGATCGGAGAAGAGGCGAAAGTGAAGATTCCGGTCGCATCAAAGCCTCCGAAGTCTACCGACGGTAGGCCGCCCGCTGTCAAGTTGCCGTTGCCGAAGTGCAGCGTGTCGGATGCGCCACTGGCCAGCCAGCCCGCGCCCGTGGTGTACAGGATCTTAGTTCCATCGGTAGCATCCAGTGATGGCCCTACACCGTTAGCCTGCAGCAGACCGCCGCTGAACTGATGCGTTGTCCATACGTTCTGCGTGGACAGTAGCGGTACGTTAGCGCCGCTGGTACCTATGTTCTGCGTGGATGCCGTACCAAGTCCACTGATCTGAGTGTTGGGAATGGTGGCAATGAAATTGGCTGGGATGGTGCTGCCTGAGCTATAGCTAGTTCCCCACGCGCTAGAACCGTTATAGTTCGGTATGCCAGCGCCACCCGCAGGCCAAGTCATTGATCCACCGGATCCGAGTGGTCCGGTAGTGGCCCCATTGATTCTGGCAAACACACCCGCCGTGGTAGTCCACAGGTCGCCATTAACAGGCGCTGTGGGAGCCGCGCCGTGTGGCAGATTGAACCCGGCAGTGCCGACGGCAGAGGCCAGTGTAATCACCTCGCCCGTGAACGTGCCGCCGCTCTTAGGCATCGCGCCAGTCACTCGCGCGTCGTTGCCTACGGTGGCGCTAGCTGCTGTGGTCCCGTACGTGACGGAGATAGCGCCGCTGGTGTTGGTGATGGTGGTTCCGTCCGGCTTTACAAGACCCAGCGTGCCTGCTGAAGCTATACCGGGAGGCGCGCCGCCGTCAGACAACAGAGTGCCGGAAGTATTATTCAACAGTGCGACGTGGCCTACAGTGGCCGCGCCCGGTCCAGTCACCGGATTGGTCAGCGTGGCTTGCTTGCCGTTCAACTGCGTCTGCACACTGCTGGTGGCGTCCATGAACGCCATGGTAGCAGGTGTGACACCGTCAACGGTCTTGTTAGTCAGCGTCTGCGTGTCAGTGGTGCCTATGATAGTACCAGCCGGAGCGGTTAGAGAAGTCCCCCACGTACTAGCGCCTGCGTACACTACGATACCAGCCGCAGCGGGCCACGTCATCGATCCGCCTGACGGCGCGTGGCACTGCGCGTCTTGTGGACTGAGTAACCACGTGGCGGTGGTGCAGCCTGTAAGGCCCTGCAGCAGCGCGTTCACTTGAGCCGCTGTGGCTATGGTAGGTGCACCCGTGGCTGTGGTGTTGTACAGCACGCCCGTGGCCAGCCCGGACAGCAGCACACCGTTCAGGCCCTTGACCATGGTGGCCCCGCCGGAGCTAGTGCTTACAGCGTCGCCAGTAAGCGCCGTGAAGCTGCCACTGCCACTAGCGCACCCAGCGGTGGTCAGTGCGCCATTCAAGCCATTAGGGCAGATGGGCGACGTGCTTTGCGGTATGCCGCTGACCAGCAGTCCACCTGTAATAGCCACTCCATTAGCACCATCTGCAGCTACCCCAGGTAGCATTAAATTAGTAGACAGCAAAGGCCCGCCGATCTGATTATTGGGATCAATCTGCGTCGTAGCTTGCGCCAGAGCGCCTATGCACCCGCAGCAGAATAGAACAACAGCTAAAAATTTCATCACTGGCCTTTCAATACGGTGGTTTCCGCCAAGCTGGCAATAGGAGGAGCAGGCCCGAGGTAGCCTTTGGACACTAGGAATGGCTGGACATTTATAACGTACCACTGGTAGAATGTGTCATTCATCAGTGCTTGTGCCGTACCGCCGTTAGTGGCATGTATGGAAGGTGATGTTATAGTCACACTGGAGGGGGCTGATATAGACACCGCATTACTGCTGACCGTCACGGCTACTGTGCCGTCGTCTGTTCTAAGCTGCATAGCCGTAGTGGAGTAGCTAGGCAGCAATCGTGTCTGGTTCCACATGCCTGGTATGAATCCGCAGTCATGTATATGATGACGGCGTACCACGCGCTGTTGATTGGTGCCTGTGGGTGAGCTGGACTGACCACTGGCCCACCAAGTGTCGAAGCAGGTATCGCAGAATACGAGCAGGCCCTCATCGCCGGGGTTGATGGGCATGGTCAGGCAATAGCCACCAGCGCGCGGCAGTATAAGCGGTACGCGGTTAATCGGCACAATAGGTATCCACTTCGGGCCCGCCGTGGTGCGCACGCGCTCTTGAAGAGCTATCTGCACGCTGACGGTCTGCGTAGCAGCGTCAAACCCATTAGGTGCGACGAACGCCACGGTAGCACATCGGGTGTCGTTCAGTGCGTCCTTCACGGCCTGCCGCCACTGCGAGAATTCTATCTGATTGACTTGTGCAGGGCTTAGTAGCGGACTACTTACGGTGCTCATGCATTGACTCCCCAAATTCCGTATGAAAGACCCTTGGCGTACGTTGTGCTGTAGCCAATCACTTCTGTCTGCCAGTCGTTCCCGCGCGTGTCGCCCGTATGACGAAGCTGTGCGACGAAAAACGAAAGATCATCGCTCAACGGCGATACAAGCTGGCTATTTGGGTTAGGCCTGATTACTGTCTGTGAGATCAGCGCCGACCTATCAATCTGGATCATCATAGGTGGCACTTTGACTAACAAGCGGGGGTCCAAAAGAACCGTGAAGATGCAGCCTTGCGGTATCTGCCGTGGCGTGCCTATCAAGCTGGCTGTGACACTAGCCGGAAGACTGGGCGCATTAGTGCCAGGTCCTGGCTGCGGTGCGTACACAAAGCTGGGCGTGGTGTTGGGATTAACCATGTCAGACATGTAGGCGCTGTTTCCGTCAGTGAAGAACTGTGCGTAGTTGTCATCAGCAATACGGCCCAGAAGCTGGCTGGGCTTTCCGAACAATGTGTCGCCACGTGGTAGTACTTTAGAAGTCATGCTGGTCTGTATAGTCTGACTCTGTGTACCCGTAGCCTGGGACAGCGGTGGCAGCCCGATAGCCTGTAGCATGCTTGCGACCACCTGCTGCTGAGTCACCAACGGACCCATGGGCATGTTTACCACATCGTCCATAGCATATGGATTGGCAATACAGTGCAGTGTAGTGACTTGATCGACCACTCCGTCCCGTGTGAGTGTAACTTGAAACACGCGCCCGTTCCAAATAGTGGCCATCTGTGTAGGTCCGTACTGAAACCCGGCCTTTAGCTGGGCCCACGTGGCATTGAATAGAGCGTTTTGAATATCCGGCCGGTCTAGATTGTAAATGCTGATATCAGCATACCACCAGCATTCTGATATACTGCTCTGTACCACGTCAAATGTAATGCGTAGTGCCTCCGGCTCCCAGGAACTAGAGCTGAATACTTGTTGCGTATTATCCCCAAACCCAACTGTGAGTTCATACGCCTGTCCCCACAGTGGAATGGTAGATGTGCTCATGGTGTGTCGCTCCATACAAGACTGAACTGCCCAAGGTTGTCACGGCCGGGATAGTCGGCTGCAATGTTGCCCGTGTTGAGCAACGCGGCGCTACCAATGGCGAGGTAAACATACTGGGCTAGCAGATTGGCTGCTGGGTACCAGCCAGTGATCAGCGGCACAGATGCAATCAAAGCATTTCCATTCACATCCGCGACACTCATCTGCCAGTAGCCAGCCGTGGAACTGTAGCTGAGTGAAAGATTGAGCGTCAAGGCATTACCGTCTACAATCAGCTGGGCAGAGAATACTTGATTGGCAGCTGACGTCAGAGGAATAATCTGATCAGCCATTAATACACCCCGGGAGCAGAACTGAGCGCATTAGTTATGGAGCTGGTGACAAGCGTATTGGAGCTAGAGTAATTGCCTGCGCCTTGCACTTGACTCTGCTTTACAGGCACTACACCGCCATAGTTATTGATATTGAACTGCTGTGTGGTGGCGGCTGGCACAGGTATGGGAGTGACTGAGCCTAGCGGCGTATTATCTGTGTCCTGCGTGCGGGCACTGACCACTGGCTGAGACTGCGAAATAGTAGCTGTGCGAATCTGACCAAACGACAGCCGCATGCGCACACCACCATAAGAGCGATAGTCTTCCGGGGCCTGCACATTGGTCACCATCATGTTGTAGTAAGTGCGTAGCCGAGTAGAAATTATTAGTGGCACGCGAGCCGCCTGCAAAGCTATCATCTGCTGATAGGCAGAAACGCTCTTGCTTGGGCTGCCAGTCCATGGCGTGGCTTTGGTTGCGGTAGAAGCGCCGACAGTGGTGGTGTTCGTAGATGTATTGGCATACTGGTCTACAGAATCACTCATCAGGATAGACATTGAAAGCGTGGCAGGCATCAGGTATGCATGACTGGAAATGTCCGCACCAGTCTGCACTGGATGCTCTGTCATGCGTAGCTGCTGATCATGGTCTAGCTCCATCACAGCATCAAATACGTACACCACAGGAACTGAGGCCGTAGTATTAGAGGCGACATGAATGGTAGCTTCGTCGCCGGACACTACAGAACCCAGCGTGGCTGTGCTGTTCAAACTGGCAGGCGAATTGTTGGCTGCAGGAACATAGTTGGCAGGCACCGTGATGGTGATAGGCGTAGTGTTCAGACCCCACTGCGGAGGTCTGTATATGGCAGTGCCCATTATGCGCTCCAGCCTAGGTTCTGCGCCTGCGCTATGTTACGTTGAACTGCCTTGGCCTGTGCCTGGCGCACGGTGTCGACTACTACACGACCTACGTCCTCATTAACAGCGTTAGGCTTGGCTACGTGAATGGTGATGCTGCCTACAGTAACGTCACCTGTACCACCGGCACGTCCAAGTACACTGGAGATGTAGTTCTGAGTCTCTGCTGGAAGCGTGGCTTTGCCTGCCAGGAACTTGTCCATGCGACCCGGACCGGCATTGTATGCACCCACAGCGTCGGCCACATTGTTCCCGTAGTGGGCTAATAGCTGATTGAAGTATCGTTCGCCACCTTGCATATTTTCGGTGGGATTGTAAGGATTTACGCCCAGCCCCGCAGCCGTGTTGGGCATCAACTGCATAAGACCGATAGCGCCCTTAGGTGACACTGCGCTCTGATTGCCACCGCTTTCCTGCATCATTATAGCGTGCAGCAGACTATCAAGGCTGCTAACTCCTGCCGCGCTACCAGCGGTCCCGTTGCCATGCCCTGCGCGCCAGAAGTCCCAGGCACCGCCCGTAACTGCGCCTGCACCTGCGCCTATAGCACTACCGGCAGCTCCACCGCTAACGATGCCAGCTAGTATGCCGGCGGGTCCTAGTGGCAGTCCCGCGATTCCGCCTATGATGGAGCCTACTACACCACCCACGCCGCCGCCTGCCAGCAAGCCGGTAAACGTGCCGGTAAACTTCAGCATGTTTTCAACCAACACAGCGAACCAGTGGGCCACCGTTTGTACGGCTGTAGCAAACTTCTCCATGTTGAATGTGCTGCCCTCTATGGCCTTGTCACCTGAAAGCATGCCGACAACATTAGTGAACATGGTGCCAAAGTCCGCCAGCACTGCGCCCGCAGCTTTACCTACTTCAGTGATGTCTTTCCAAATGGGAAGGAACCACTTAGCGATGCTGTGCGCAATGTCAGGCATCTTTTCAATGACCCACTTGTTGAACTCTTTCAGCTTGGTCAGCAGTGTGTCCGGTCCGAGACCGAGTCCTTTCATAAACTCCGTGACGACGTTCATCCCGAGGTACTCAAGTTCCACGTGCATACGCGTGAACTCGAACCTGACGTCACGAATCTTGCGCATCTGCTCATCGTAGTCTTTGCCTGGAGCCATAGCCTTTTGATCAAGCAGAAGCTGATGTGCACGCCCCCGTAGTTCTGGGTCCCAGGCCATATCTTCCATACTGACGCCGAGAGCATCAGTAGCTACTTTGAGCCCCCGTGCAGCATCCTTCGACATATACATGTGGAGCGCAAATAATCGAAATGACTGATCTGCCATTGCGGTCTTGTCAATAAGCCCGATAGCTGCGCCACCAATTGCCACGAACCCTGCGACTATTTCTGACTGAGCCTTGAGAAAAGATCCAGCCATTCGCATGGACTGGGTCTCCGCAACAAAGGCTGCCTCACGCAGAGCATTATGGAATCGTGCCAGACCAGCCTGGTCTACCACTGTCCCAAGTTTTATTAAGTATTCATCAATCACGTTGGGCATTGTGGACCTCTCGGCTTCGGCGCTCGTTTTCTTCTTTAACGTCCAGGAACTCTAGCACATCGGCAAGGTCGCCCATGTCGTAAGTGCCGTCCGTTAATTCATGCTGACGCCACAGCCCAGCAGCTACCGGCCGCCACGCAATGGGGTTTATGGTAGGAAAGGCTACAGGCTCAAATCCTAGCCTGCCGTTGGAGTGGCCGCCAACGGGCGATCGGAGAAAAAACTGGACAAGCTGAACACCAGTGATTCCGTGGTGATGTTGTTGACCAACGAAATATCGTCAGCAATCTCCGGAATGGCCCAACGCCCAAAGTCATTCATGATGGGTATGGTGATATCTGTGCCTGTAGGTGACGCTTCAATGCGTGATGTGGCCTGCATACACTGGCGCTGCGCAAACTTCAAGTCCTCGTAACTGAGGCCGCGCATAAAGGCCAATGTGCACAGCATCCGCGCCTTGTCCTGCTCCGTGGGCTTGGGCGCATTTTCGTCCGCGTCAGGCGTGGCCTGCGCATCTGCTGAAGCTGTCAACAGCACGCCCATCATCTTCATGTAGATGTAGCTGCCTACATCAGGCAGCAGCTTACGTAGCTGGTACCGTTGCCCGTTTATTTCTACCACTGTTGTTTTTGCCATTGTTCTGTGTCCTTCAGCTACAAGTTAACGATGTTGGCTGCCATAAGATTCCAAGTGACATTGGAGCCTGTAGCATGATACGGCTTGTCAGGTACTTTCTCGAAACTGACGCCGTCGCACAGATGTGTGGAACCGTCAAGTAACGTGCGAAAGCTGATGCTGGTGCTCGCCCAGCCACTGACATCATCACCATCAGCAGCTAGTGTGGCCAAGTTGTACAGGTCCAATAGCGCGTGATGGAGCGAAGACGTCTGCTGCACTTCAATAGCGATGGCGCCGTTATTGCCTGGGATATAGTTGGGCATGACGGTACCATCTGAGGCTACTTGGTGAGCCGTGCGACTGGTAGTCATGGAGATGGTAATCTGACCCAGGCCTACGTTCCCACCCGTTAGCGGAAATGCCACAGCGAACGCACTGTTAGTCAGCGCGCCCACCAAGTCTTTGAATGAATACGTTACGCCAACATTGCCGACGGCCATTGGTTCCTCCTGTTAAAGCTGCACATAGACGCCGATAAGCAGACTGACAACTGCTCCCGCCGTGGTAATGGCCGAAATAATCGGCATAGCCTGCCCGGCGGCACGTGCGCCAGAGGACTGCTGTGAGTACGGCTGCGACTGGTTCAAGTAACCGAGCGGAATGGCTTGTCCCGAGGTAAGCGAGATACCTGGCACATTAACAGCGGGCCCAGCCCAGTTAGCACCCGACAAGAAACCGATGCCTGCAAAAGTAGCTCCAACGGCATTAGCCGCCTGGATAAACAAGTGCTGGCCACCGTTAGTCTGTGGCACGGCGGGCAAGCTAGCTAGTACATTCAGCTCTGCAATCTGCAACTGTGCGACATACATAGCCAAGTAAAGCCACAAGAATGATGGAACACCGCTGCTCATGAAGCCCGGCTCAAATAGTTGGTATGGGTTGTAGTTGCCGTAGAAGTTGAAGTTAGCTGCCTTAATATTGGTAGCCTGTGTCTCTGTTAGTGGCTCTGCAGCTATGCCAACTAAGTCTTTATGCGCTACAGTGAAGAAGCTACCAGGTAGGCCAGTATTAAGCCCCATCTCCATACCCATCAATGCCGCGGCGGCATAGACATTGTTAGGGTACAGACCACTTTGCGTGGTAGAGTAGACCCCAAGCACACGGTACTGCAGTGTCCGCAACTGAAGCGCAATGTTGGCCGCCGTGCCGTTGGGAATGCCGACAGACGAGGACCATGCATAGTAGCGTGTAGTCTGCCAGTTAGGGTCGGCCCATGCAGCCAGCGCCAAGTTGTCGGCATCAGCCGGGTTGTTGACTGCGAGCCCATACCACAGTGAACTCGCAGCACGACATGCCTGTGAGGCCTGCAGCAAAGTCTCGCCTACAGCTGTAATGTCTACTGTGAGGCCTGTACCACTGCCGCCTGTGGTAGCCAGCGCCGTGACCACAGTGTACGCAGTACCCTGTGTGCCTGCCACAACGCCCAGTGTGAGCACTGCGCCCGTACCAACGTTGATGGTAAGCACCGTAAGGAAACCATTGGATGCACCGCCTTGCGTGACGCCTACTATATCACCAACCTTGTAATTAGTGCCTGCTGAGCCTGCGTGTGGAATGGCTGTGGCAATAGCTGTCAGGTCTTGACAACCGATCCAGATGTAGCCAGGTGCTGGTGTCTGTGCGAGGTAGATGTTGGCGGCGATATACTCCGGCTGAACGGCCGTGAATCCGTCAGAAAGCATGGCCGCTGTAGTGGCGTACTTGCGCAACCGGGAATTAGCCCCGTAAGAAGGAATGACGGCGCTAGGGCCGACGAACAGTCCTTGGTTGAAAGAATTGGCCGTTGCGGCCGTCGGAGCTACTGTAACAGAAATGTTTACTATGTCCGACAAAGGAAGTGGAATACTCATTTTCTAGCTCCTAGCCTACGGTGATATCGGCCACTTGGCCTTCGTTGGTATCCACCTTGATCTCCACGCTAGTGGCAATGCCGGGTGAAATAGTTTCTGTGACGGCTTCATACATGTTGCAGTAGAAGTCAGCTCGCTCCCACCACTGGGCGTTGAGCAGCTCAGGCACGCGCCTCGGAAGTGGCATGTTAGGCAATGGGAACAGGCTGCTTTCTGACAGGCTATCTGTGAAGGCGTCCATGAACAGCGCACTGTGAATAGCCCGTGCACGGTCGAATGAGTTGGGGCCGTATAGCGTCCAGCTAACTCGCCACGCCCGTGTGTACGTCCATGATTGAGTCAGTACACCGCCAGTCTGTGAAAGATACTGGTCACGAATCAGGGTGTATGGATCGTCTGTCAGTAGGCATCCCAGATAACACACATCTGCATTGACGTCCTCGAATGGCTGCCCTGCCGTGGCCCAGTCGATGCGTACTTGGCTGTAGTCAGGCGCGGGCATTCCTAGCACACTGCATGTGAGCGGCTGTAATGCTGCATTTATAGCGGCTATAGTAAGTGCTGTGCTAGTGAGCACTTGTCCATTTGGGTAGGCAATAGTTGTCATGAGGCACTCATTCTAGTTCCTAGTGCTTTCCAGTAGCCACTGCCGGGGTAGTGCCTGACTGACAGCACTCTGTACTGTTCTCCTACGTACACAAGTATGTCGCTCGCATCTGTTCCGCTGGCAGAGTTGACAGTCTGCACAGCATAGAGATTGCCACCTACTTTAGTGGACCAGCCGAGCAAACTGATGGTGCTTCCTATGAGAGCGTAGTCTATTCCTGGAGTAAGCATCAGTCCGTTGTAGAATAGAGCTACGCCACTAGGATTTACAGGCCCTGTAAGTGTGTACGTGTTGCCTGGGTGCGCGCCCTGCGGCACTTGGCCCTTTGCACTTGGTGTCTTCGCTTTAGCTTGCGTAGTGTTTATCGGAATGGTAGACCAAAAAGCCATGATACCTGCTATACGGTCTGCTTCAGGCATCATGTTTACTTCTTTATCACTGGCGCGCTGCACGGGACCGACAGTATTAATGGGCGTAACTGATGATTGAAATCCGCCCAGCACAAACTGCCCTGCAGACCGCAGGATGATGAATGGCTGCGGCGCGGCTAGTTCGGCGTCTGCGACTATGTCAGCTACGCTTATCATGTCAGTTTCCTATCGCGATCCAACTGAATGTAGAGCCACTACCATTACAGCCCACATTGAAGCCGCCCGCGTCAAATCCGGACATATACCCAACACGATCGTTATTTCCATTTATAGTTCCCACTACCGTGAAGCAATTGCTCGGGAATGATGCGGGAAAACTCACACGCATACCTGTACCGCTACCACTAGTAGCTGTGATGGTAGACGACACACCCCACTTTATGACAAGTCCGCCCGGCAAGGGCAGTGAGCCCGACCCAGACTGCGTCCCCGCTAGAGCGGCCGTAACCCAGGCAGTAGTCGCTGCATTCTGGCTGTTGTCCCCGGCACCGGGCGTAATGAACTGTGCAGTGCTGGGAGAGGAGCTGCCTATGGGCGAGCTGTCAATTGTAGAACTGACCACCTGCAAGCTGTTTACTTTTGTTGACACTTAGTCCTCCCGTACAAGTCCGATGATGGAGGCGCGCAAAGCGCCGGTGTCGATTAATGGCCGATCACTGCCCTTAGCTGCGATGGTAGCAGGCTTATTCGACTCCCAGCCATTGCGGTCGTCCGTAAACCACCCGCGTGCTGCGTTTTGGCCGGCTAGCGCCGCCCTCATCATCTTTGCTTCAGCGCCTGGCTTATCGCCAGCTAAGTTTGCCTTGACGGAAGCAGCTAGCTCTCTGGCAATGATGTGCTTATTAGGCTCGGCCTCCGTTGCAGGCTCAAGTACCGGGCGTGCAGGAATATGCTTTAATGGTGAGCCTTTGGTGTGGATATATAGCAGCTCGGCATTGCTTACATCAGACTCCGCGATGCTTGTCAGCCTAGCTCGCTTCTTTTTGCTCTTTGTCTTGCCGGCCATTTCAAGCAGTTGAGATGATCGCTCCGTTGCATCAGATGGAATCCCTACATATGCTGCAAGCTTGCCGAGTCCAGCCAACCTCTTAGCGAGCGCAGCTACGCCAGACTTACGTCCTAGTGTAATCTCGGGACGGGTCATATAGCACCGCTTAGCTGCGCAGACTTTTCTTTACGAATAGCCCAGGCTTTCTTAGCCGCTTCGCTGCATCTAGCACGTGCAGCTGGATTTTCGTACGCTTTCCGTACACCATTTGATATACTAGTACGGCATGCTTCAGTTCTATGGGCCTCTAGCATGCGTAGTTTTACTTCCGGGTCTGCTAGGCGCTTTTTCTGTGCCGCCGATATCTGGGCCTTTTGGGCCTGAGTTCTTGTCGCGCCCTTTGGTCCCAGTATCTTACCTAGAGCTTTATACTGGGCCCAAGTATTTTTTGCAGTACGTGAACTGAGCTCGGCTGCTACAGGATTCTCTGCAAAATACTTCGAAACAGCTACAGAAGTCTTAATGTGTTCTTCTTTGTGCTGATATCGCTGCATAGTAGCTCGCGAAGTTTTAGCACGCTCTTCCACACTAGCGTATCTTTTATAGGCACTTTTTGACGCTTTTTCGCGCGCATCTGCGGTAGTATGAGTTTCTAAGTGAGCCTGCCTATTTGCGGGATCGCTGAACCATAGGCGTTTATTAGCCGAGTTTCTTGCGCGAGCTTCTGGAGAGCCTAGCAGTAGCTTCAAAAGTTTCCTTGTCTGCTCTGACACTCCAGTACCTTGTCGCCCACCAGTTGTAAGGTTATAGCCGCCACCTTTAGGGCCGTCTACAAATGATCTAAACTTCTTGATATAAAAAATTTCTTTGCTATTAAGAAGCTTAACTGGTCCACTCCAAAGTACCTCTGCTGTAAAACCACTTACTCCATACTTGTTAATTGCGCGATGAATATACAGCTTAGAAGATTTTTCAGAGTCGTATATATGGCTGCTCCATCTGGTCTCTACAGTTAGAAAGTTTTTATGCTGCCCAATGTACCACTTATCAGTAGCCAGACAATGCAGCCCGTAAATGCAGCCGTGCTGAGCCTCGATTGCCACCGGACCTCCTTTACCAAATAAGTGCCGGACCACTCCCAATCACTTTTGCCATGCTAGCCAGCTGAACACCGTACACCGTCAAATTCCACTGGCCCCAAGCTTCAAGCGAGGTAAGCTGAGCATAGCTGACGCTTACGTCGCCTACGCTCTTGCTTACCTCGATGCCCGTGGCAATTCCTTGTGCCGCCACTTGTGCTGCACCGTAGACGACAGGTGTACTAGATGTGACTGGTGTGGGCCACACTGCATATAAATGGTCAGTCGTCTTAGTGGCTAGACTCAACGTGACGGTGATACCAGACAGACTGTAGTCTACTCCAGGCGTCTGGAACACACCATTGCGTGTCAAGGACTGCAGCTGCCCACCTGGTGGAACTGCACTAATGGTATACACTGTACCTGGCTGGACACCTACTGGAATTTCGCCGTGGATACCCGTCTGCGTGTTGCTTAGCACCTCTGCTACGTCACTCTTGACGTAGAGTGTGAGGTAGTGCGCAATGAACCACGACATGGCGAGATACCACGCGTCCTGCCAGCGAGCTTGAACTAGTGAAGCTTGCGCCAAGTTTAGGTAAAGCTGGATTACCATGATAGGCACTATGGGCGCCTCATACACTTGCAGCGTAACAGTCCCAGAAGCTGTAGCAGGCTTGTTCACTGTAATGGAGCTAACACCTAGCACTGTAATTACCGTACCAGGTTGGAGTCCTACGCCTTGTATGAACTGCCCGTAGCCCAGGCCTGCTAGAGAAGCCAACGCGACTTGATTAGAGCCGGCAACCGTTGTAGCATTTCCTACGAGAGTAGCCGCTCCAAAGAACTTCGGATTCACAGCTAGAAAATCATCAAGGTAATACGGTGGGTTGGTGCCGAACACAAAGCCGACATTACCTACGCCCGGCTGCGCACACCAGAACTCCGCTCCGGAGCCCCACGCAGTTTGCAGCCATCCGTTGAAATTAGGTGTACTCACCGTATTACCTCGCTTTGCTTAACGCCGGGTGTTGATCAAGCCCTTGGCGGCCTTAGGCGCTTTTGCTGCAGCCTTAGGCGCGGCAAACTCCAGCTCGTCGTCCTCATTGATCTCCTCAGCACCCGCGCTGGGAGGCACTACTGGAGCAGGGCCCATCTCCTCGTCGCCTTCATCAAGCTCAATGGCCTCAGATGCCGTACTGATCTTGTCAAGTGGCGGAATGACGACAGGAGCTTCAACTGGTATAGCTGCTGTAGGTGGCGTCAAGTCCACAATGCTGCCGTCAGCAACACCCAACTTATAGCCAATAGTCTTACGTACCCAGTTGGGAGCAGGCACTGGGACATTGCCGGCCGGGGCCTGGAACCTGAGCTCACGATCGCCGTGGTTGGCGAGAAAGATTTTTGAACGCTTGAAAAACAATTGCAATGCCATGTAGTTATCCTCTCCTTGCGGAAGATTGGTTGAAGTGCTGCACGGATGTCAAGTTGTCACCCGAAGGCGGCAAGGAGCACCCGAGTGCCGTTTGGCACCCGTGCAACCCGGTTAAAGGCATCCATCGCGGCAATGGGACGACCGTGGCGGAGTTTGCGGCCTTAAAGACGAGTAATTGGGCATGGAAAAGCCCACGGTGTGATCCGTGGGCTTTCTAGAGTTTAGATTCCGTCCTGATAAACTGCAGTTTGGGTGCGCTTGAAGATGACCTGCGAGATACAGCCCGCAAACATAGTTTCATAAGCCCCGCCTGCCCGTGTAGTTGGCACGGACAGTGCTTGCATCATAGGCTGTGGGACTTTGAGATACAAACTTTTCTTGGAGTTCTTATAGTACGTGCCACGATCAAGACCATTGCCCTGCTGACCGACTGGAGCAGTGTTGCCTACACCTTGGCCGCTGATCCACGGATTCGGCAAGAAGTTGATCTTGAACTGGACGCCGTGGTGCGCTGCAACACAGTTCTCTTCAATGTACTTGATGGTGCTCATGGTCACCGCAGAACCGCCGATGGTCATAGGCTGGGTCAAGTAAGCGAACTGAGTATAGGGGATAAGCAGACGATCGGCCATGCCCTCTTCGCTAGAGTAGCCGCTGTTCTGGACAGTCTGATTGAGCGCCGTATTGACGTCCGCCAGAATCTCCTGAGGTGACTTGCCAGACCAAGTGGTTTTGCCGCTTGCGCCCGCCGGAACTGTGTACTCATACACATTGGGGTTGTTGATGAGACCGGGATCGCCCAGGAAACCGGCGTAGACAACAAAGTCAAGCGCCTTGCCCCAGTTGGCCTCGACAGACTCCTCATAAAGCTCCTGCAAGCTAAACGGCGGAGCCTGCCCAGTGTGGAGAGCAGTCTCCATGCGGCGCAAGTCTACCCAGGTGATGGTCATGCCCATCGCCCAGATATACGTTTTCCAGATGCCCTTCTGGATGTCAGCCTGTGCTTCGGGAATCTCCGTGTTGTTAGTTCCCTGGAGACCGAAGTACTGCGAGCCGGTGGTGGCGTAGTTGGAGGCAAACGCCGAGATGAACTCAGGGAAGCCGCCGCCTACTTCAACATGGATGTCACGCTTGTGCGTAACAGCCTGCAACGGACGTACAAGGTCCGTGTCGATGATTTCCAGTTGGCTCTGAAGGAACGCCAGACCAGAAGCGCCTGCAGTGTCGAATGCCTGAGCGCGATTGCCGGATTTGCGAATCATGTAATCTCCTGTGGTCTAGGTTGCTTAGGCCGCGTTGCGGATCTTGATGGTGATTTCCAGAACGTTGTTGCTGTCCACGTAGCCGGTACGAGCGACCATGTTGGGCAGTGCAACCAAGTTACTGAAAGTGAGAGGCGAGGTGGCAGTGATAGCGGTGGTCAGGGCCTGACTCAGCACGATAGCGGTATAAGCGCCGGCCGTGCCCGTGCCGCTGACTACATACGTACCAGGCTGGACACCAGGACCACTAACGGGCTGGCCAACGAAGACATTAGTGCCGGTCAACGTGATGGCAGTAGCACCTGCAGCAGCCGCAGTAGCGCCCGTCAGAGTGAACAGGTCAGTCGCGGCCGGATTGGTCTCGTAGTCACCAATAGTACCAGCGGTGACGGCCGTGTTCAGTACAACACGAGTGTAGATCTGAGCGCCCGCATTCGGCGTGCCGACGGCAAGGTTGATAGTGCCCGAACCACGCTCCATAACCTCAGCGATCTGCAAGTTGTTGTAGTTACCCAGCTGCTGAACACCAGGAGTGACAGCGTTGGGGTAGACAAGCTGAGTCTTGACCTCACGCACTGCCATGCCGGCGAAGTAAGCGGCGACGTTAGCGATGTTCGCAGTAGCAGCCGCAACGTAGTCAGCAACGGAAGTATAGACTCCGCCCTGTGCATTAGGAATCTGAACCGCTGGATCACCAAAGTTCAGGACATTGGTGACGTTGGTCGGCATGAACTGACGCGCTACAATGACGCGCTCACCGAATCGAGAGACCGCGCCCGGGAACCCAATATTGGGGCCGGTTACGGGAATAGTCTGCCCAAAAGCATACTGGGTCATGGTTACTTATCTCCTTTGGCAGCGTTATCATAGAACGCTTGCAGTTTGGCAACGGCATCTGCACCGCTGTCGTTCGCCTTGCCAGTTTTAGAGTCATGCGCACGCGCGCTACCCGCAAACTTGCCATAGCTACCAGTACTAGCCTTGCTGCTACGCTTCACACTACCCAAGGCAGCGTTGAACGCATTGACCACGGCAGCGTCATTGCTGCGTGCAACGACAGGGCGCAGAAGCTTAAGCACGGCAGCAGCACCATCCTTGGCATCACGCGCGCGGCCTTTCTTCTTGTCGTCAGCAGGCTCGAGCTCCTCCTCGCCAGACTCGACAACCTCCATACCAGGCTCGCCCTCGTCGTCCTCGGCCTCTTCCTCTTCTTCCTCAGAGTCGTCGGCTTCTTCCTCAGAGTCGTCGGCTTCTTCCTCTTCTTCAGGATCAAGCCCAAGGATATCGTCAAGCTTCTTTACTTCTGCGTCCTCAACTTCGACAGGCAGCTCTTCCTGCTTGGCGTGCGCGGGCTCTTCCTCTTCTTCAGAGAAAAACTCACTGAGCAGTGACTTCAGCTCTTCGAGGTCAGTGTCGCGCCCACGCTTATCCTCTGCGTCGAGCTTACGATCAAGGGCGTCATGCATACGCTTACGATGGCTGTCCTCAACCTCTTCTTCCTCTTCTTCGGGCTCGACATCGCGGGACTTCTTCTTGTCCTTGCCGCGCTTCTTGTCGTCAGCCGGATTTACCTCGACTTCGCTGCCTTCATCAGGCCACTCATCGCGACTCTTTTTCTTATCGTCAGCCTCATCAGGTGGTGCGAGTTCTGCCAACTGTTCCGGCTGGATATCAGCGTCTTGCGCCGCCGCCCTCAGCCCGAGGCCCCAGATGTGCTTCCGTAGATTCTTCATCACGGGTTTGCTCTCCTTAGTGGTTAGTAATGCGCTAAGTTTAGATACCACAAGTCCGTTCCCGGACCTAGGCGGCGTGGCCGCAGGTTCGGACGGAGCAGCATCATTTATACGAGCCTCGTGGCCAGCTCTTCCACGTGGCACCACAGCTTCATGGTTGCCCCTGATACTGGCCATACAAATCTTTTTGCCGCGCGCTTTAAGCGCATAGTCATATCCTGCAGAAAGCTCCTCAACTTCTTTGCGCTTGACTTTTCCAAGCAGAGGCTCTGCAGTGATAATGACATCAGCAAGCAATGGCCATTCACCGTCGTCCAGAGGCTCATCACCTTTGCGCACATTTTGAATATGGCCACATGCATACTTTTTAAAATTCTCTGGGTTAATAAAATCGGGCGGATGCTCGTCTGTTACGGGTTTGCCCTCGAAGCTCGCAATGGTCGCAGGGTCGAACACATCATCAGGATGCCGATAGATGTCGATGCTAGCGCTTGGGTTTGAAAGATCAACTCCCAAGTCTCCGGCAGCTTCTTGTGGAAGGTCCTTTACTTGATAGGACTGGAAGCCGGTCCTAGCAATGACGCAACCGGGCACAATGAGAAACCCTTCCGGAGTCTCGCTGCGCCCTGCGCTGAGTCGGCTTGCGTAGTAGCCGCGCGCCATTTACTTGGCCTCACTGTGAAAGTGCTTAAGGAATGCTCCACGTATATGATCCGGCAATTTCATCCAGCTTTCGCCGGCCCAATTATGCGCTTGACCCGCCGTAATACCGTTTGCAATAAGAATCTTTTCTTGAGCAGCAAATGGCAAAGACGCCCATGCAGTGCTTGCGGCGCCATCCTTCGCCCTCTTGGTACCGGCGGGAATCACCTCAAACCCACTATCAGTAATCCGAACAGACTCGCCCGCCCGCGTCCGCTGCAAAGCAGAAGTCAGTGCTCTGTCAGCGGAGTCGAATGCCTGATGCTTGCCCTTAGATGGATGGTCGTACAGACCCTCGTGCCCGCCGACAAGGCGCCGCTGACACTCTACGATGCCATCTCTGGCGCTATCCTCACCTTGGTGGTTGCCAAGTCTACGGTAGCCAGTCGCAGCAGCGCGGTAGCTGTCTAGAGCACGCGCACGGTCGCCTGCAATCTCGTACTGGTTAGCACGAGCTAAGTGATCTTGCGGCTCAGAACCGGAAATTTGGGCGGAGTCCTTGGCCTTACCTTCCACAGCCTCTTTTGCAGCCGTTACAGATGGGTAGAGGCCTCCTGAAAGATGCGGCATGTAGCGAATCTCTCCACCCGCCGTCTTCACCTTCCAGATGCTCTCGCCCTTAGCCGTGCCTACTATCTCCAACCGTTCTGGACCGGCGTCCTTGGCCTTCTTCTTCTGCCGCTCTGCGTGTTCACGAGCATTTGCTTCACGCAGTTCTGCTCGCCGGCGCTCCCATTCTGCCTGGCGAAACTCTGGAGACTTGCCCGCTGCAAAACCAATCGGTACTTCGGAGTCTTTTGCTGGCTTTTTCTTTGGCGTACCAGCCGGCTCGATCTTTACACGGCCGCTGCCGGCACAAGTTACACAAGTACTGCCTTTCGTACGTTCACCGGCACCACTACAAGTTGGGCACCAAGCATTGTCAGCATCCTTCCCCGGCACTGGAATAGGCTCCATGTCAAGCGCCTTTGCTCTTGCGTCTCTCAGCTTCTTCAAGTCGTCGCCCTTTCCAAGTGCATAAGGTACAACCTTCTCGCCCATTTCTTTCATGGCAGACTCATGCGCACGCAACCGGTTGCTCGACTCGCCAGGATTCTTTGCTTCAAGCTTGGCCTGATGCTTCTTGCGCAGGTCGAAGTACTTCTGCTCTTCGGCGCTGGACCATTTGTCGGTAGCTTTATGTAGCAGGCTTGTCTTGCCAACTTCCCAAGATTCAGTAGTAGACTTTAGCCTATCAGGAACGACAATAACTCTGCCGCCTTTTTGCTCCACTACTGTACCAGTCTCACCACTAGAGCGCTTAGCCGCCTCACCTTTGTAGAAAGGCCCATCATTGTCCTGACTCTTCGTAATACCAGTAGCATGCTTGGCAAGCGCCAGCTTCTTCTCGGCTGGTGTGGGGATGGGCTCCAAAGAGTCATCTTTTGCTTTGGCGGCTTTCCGCGCGGCATAGTACGCAGATTGCAGTTCCTCGTATTTATTACGCAATTTAGCTTCACGCTCAGGCGTGCTCGACTTACTACGCCGTGCGGACTCGTACGCAGCTAGAGCCTTGCCAGCCGCTCGTTTAGCTGTGTACTCTGCCTCGTCTATATCTACGTCTTTCCCCTCGCCCTTAACAGGGATGGGCTCAAGGTCGCTGTCTTTTGCTGGTGCAGGCGCTTGCCCCCCATTCTGCAGCATACTAGTCTGTGCCTTCCAAGCCTGGGCTTTCGTCGCACCTGGAAACTTCTTTACGTAGTTCTGATAGAAGCCGGCAAACATGTACGCGCCTTCTTCTGATGCATTCGCAAAGTTACAGGCCCACTCAAATGCAGGACGTTGTGCTGATGTGATTTTAAAAGCATCCTCGCCCCTCTTGCTGTAAGCAGGCGCTTGCCCCCCATTCTGCAGCATACTAGTCTGTGCCTTCCAAGCCTGGGCTTTCGTCGCACCTGGAAACTTCTTTACGTAGTTCTGATAGAAGCCGGCAAACATGTACGCGCCTTCTTCTGATGCATTCGCAAAGTTACAGGCCCACTCAAATGCAGGACGTTGTGCTGATGTGATTTTAAAAGCATCCTCGCCCCTCTTGCTGTAAGCAATCGCAACGGCTTGTTTCTCGGGCTTGCCTGCTTTGCGCTCAATGGCGATGTTCTTCTCAAGTGCAGCTCTGCTCTTACCAGGAACTAACGGCATGACTCATTCTCCTTTGTTCGGCGGCCACGCCGCTGTGCCTACTTAACTACCTGTAACGATGTTGGCCGTGGAAGATGTTCCAGGCCCACCACAGCTGATGCCGGCGATGTAAGTAGCTGTGCCAATAGTGATATACTCCACCTGCCCAGCTGGAATCATCAAGCCAGTGTTATTGGCAACCGTCACAGTACCAGTTCCGAGCAGCACAGTAATGTGGCACGGTCCTTGGTTAGCAATACGCACACAGTTGTCAGACCCAGGTGTTCCTGGCAAAGCGACACGTGAGCTTGAGCTACCGAAGCTAGTGGCGGCAACGCCATCGATTTGGAATGATGCATGCTGAACTACGGCCATTTACTTAGCTCCCTTTAACTTCGCGATCGCCGTCTTCAGCAATTCGCGTTTCTGTGACTCATTACGGCCCATGTAAGCTTTAATGTCAATGCCCAGCGCATCTAGAATCTGCGCCATGCTGTAACGGTCAATGGCGGTGTCCATCGCAGGGTTCTTAACTGGCTTGCTCTGGTTGGTTAGACTCAGAGCACCTGGGCAGGACATTCCGGATTGGCTATGACTGCCGAACGTAGTATCTCTCGCAGTGCCCTTCAACTTTTCGATGAACTGCTGGGCCTTATCCTTTAGTGCCTTGTCCCTTGCATCTTGTGCCCTAAACTCCGCCAAAGTCGCGCGTTCCAGGGCCTTCTTAGTGTTTCCGCTGTTAGCCGCCTTGACCGCCTCAAGCATGAACTGGACAGCTTGGTGGGAGGAGAGCTCATCGACGTCGGTAGCTTTGTGATAAGAATCCGCACACTCCGGACACACGACTTTACCGTGTACCTCTGCGACGTCATCACCGAGCAAGTTGTCGCCACACTCTTGGCACTTGGTTACGCCTTTGCGAATGTCCATATCTTTTACCTTCCCTTTATCAAGGGGCTCCAACACACCCCAAGCAATTGTCTTGTCTAGACCATGACGTGACCCATCGATAGGATGGGGATCCCATTCTTCGAGCCCATCAAATCCGACAATCGCATGATATCCGCCTCTGGGAGAGACACCGCAGATAATGTGCCAACCCTTTGGTGGAGGCTGCGTAGCAGGAACCTCACGGTAACGCAAGCCCCGCTTGGCAAGCCAGACATTGACCTCGGGATCTTCGTTAGCCTTCTTGAAGTCAGGGACTTGTTTGAGCGGCAGTCCGAGTACACTTGCCAATGACGCAGCAAAACAGTTTCCAGTTTTACCAGTTCTAGTCTGCGTTACAGGTATCATGCCGCAAACCTTATAGCGGGCATGGTCTCCGTTGTCGAAGTATCCTCGCTTGCCCTGATAAACAGTAGCATGACCTCACCGGTATCGCCCGTCAAATACACGCTCCAGGTAGCTTTGATCGCTGCAGCGTATTCACGCACTGCCTTCATATCAAGTTTCATACAGTCTCCGAGCAGGGCCTGCTCAAGTCCGCTGTGGCCGTCCATCTTTTGAACTCTTCCACGGTCATTGGAGTAATGGCCGAGAAGACGTCTTTTGCTTTGTGATGACCTGCTGTGTAAAGGTTGAGTGCCTCATTGCGAGTCTTCACGCCAAGTATCACTTTGTGCTCGTCAAATTTCCTGCGACTGCCAAGGACTGACTGGTCGACAACGTAAACATATTGACTGTCAGACTCAGGATCCACCACGTAGCAGTCCAGCGAGTCACCATCAGCACCAAGCACACCAGGAAAATATCCGTAGTCAGCAGGCATGGTGTTTGACCAGTCCTTGCCGCTACGTATCTCACCCTTATGTGTTTCGATGACGACATCCAGTCCCTGCACTTGGTACTTCTGCACAGCCGGGCCATCAGCGTCGTTGGCCTGAGCTTGCTTTGGTGAGGCCTGTGTCTCTTCTGGCTTGTCCGTGGGCTCTTTGGCAGCCTTACCTACTTTGTTCTCTTCTTTGATCTCTTTAGCAGGCGATGCAGATGGATTCAGTCCACCAAACAGCCCCTCACCAAGCTCTCCTTCACTGCTGACTTCATCCGACAGCTTCTCAATAGCCTCATCAGTGATGTTGGTGAACAAGTCCGTCTTGACACTGCTCTGCTTCAACTCTTTACCGGCCGTACGAGGACTAATGATACCACCATTCATTGCTACCACAACTGTGTCCATTGTGGTCTTAGCCAGCTCGCTCTTGTCCTTCGGGTCCATCACGCGGATGGAGGGGAACGCTAAGTCTAGGTCGTCAGGAACTTCACCCATCTCACTCATGCAGAGAACGGGGTAGAGCTTTTCAAGTTGTGGACGTAGGTCTTTGTCTTGGTCCGCACTTATCCGTTCCTCGTAGACGCGCTCATCTCCCTCATTGGTGCCATTACCTAGACCACCTAGAGTCTTGCCCCAAAGGCGGGAGACGGGGATCTGCGCAGCACCAGAGATGTCTAATTGAAACTGCTGATAGCACTCGGCCAACCCACTGAACGTGTAGGAGGTAGACTCGATGCCGCCGTCAGCCGGCAATGGAACCAAACTGTTGTTACCCATTAGGTGATTGAGTGTGCTCATGCGTTGTTCAAATGCTGCAGAAGCCTTTTGATTCGAGCCTAGACCGCTGAGCAACTGTGCCAAGTCGGGGAACTTCATACCGAGGATGTTCGCGCGAAACGACAATGAGAGAATGTTCCAGCTCATGTTGTCGCGCTTCTTAATCTCCTCGTACACTGGCTCTAGCGACGAGATACCCCACCAAGTCTGCGCTTCACGTTCTGGAGTAGGAACCTCAGGGCCCGTAAAACGCAGAATGCGGGTAGCATGGACCTTAAACGATTCACCGCCCAGCACATTAACACTATAATGCTCTGGTAAACCAAAATCAAGAGGCCGATCGATATCAGTACAGACAGACCCATCGGGCTGAATTCCAGACCAGCGATCGAATGGTACAAGACCTTTGAAATCGTGGATGCCAATGCTGTCCAGATCAAGGGGCTGATCAAGCTCGTTCTCCTGGTTCTTCAGGGCAATCAAGCACCCGGCGCCGCCAAACAACCTTGCCCACTGCATTGCTGCAAGGATCTTAGCCTTTGAGTTCGTCTTGCGCAGCGTCTTGTCAATACGAGACATATCTTTAGGATCTATGTCACTGGTAAGGCGAGGCCACGCACGCACCATGTCCGCTGCCGGCATGTCGATAATGCGACGACTGATCCAATGGTTGCGATACATGACGATCAGCTTCCAATAGTCATAACTAAGCCGCACCATCTCGTAGTCAGCAGACTCAGCGAGTGAGGGCGTTCCAGCTCCCATACGGGCAGCAGGATTAGTGAAGTAGTCCATTGCATGGGCAGTGTCGAACGTTACACGCTGCTGTAATCCAAGAGCATTCTCAGTCAGATTGGCTTTAGTACGTTTGCGCTGTTGCCTATTCATCGCCAGCCTTCCTGATTTGATCTTCTTCACTAAGCCATATTACTTTTTCTTCGCTATAGCACACAGGCTGAATCTTTGTTCCATCAGCACTCTTGATAAATGCCCATAAAAGACGTTTCTTTGCTTTAGGTGCTATAATCTCTGCAAGGATGTCGCCGTCAAGTTCATAACCATTGACATAGATCACGTCGCCCTTGCTTATATGAACTTGTTTAGGCGCAGAGCGGTCGAGGTGTAGACTTCTGCGCCTAAGCATTGTAAAACTCCTTTACTGTTGAACGTAGCTCAATACGCCTTGCGCAGTTGTGACAGTGCCACCTGCTAGCAAACACAAAGCATTACCAGCTGGCGCAGTAACTACTGCTCCGCCCCAGCCCATACTGACGGGCTGTGTAGCATTAAGTGCCAAAGCGCCTGTTAGCGTTGTAGTCCCAGTTCCACAGTTACTACCTGTGCCGTATTCAAGTGTAGCCGTTGCCGCAGAGCCACCTGATGCCGTGACTTGGCACACATAAACTGCCTTACCAGCAACTGGTGCAACTAGTTGCGTAGTACCAGTACTAGAGATATTGATAACTACACTCGAAGTCTGCACATTTGGATTTTTGCAGGGGTCGCCAGCAATCGACTGAGTCGCAACGAACGAATCCACAGGCGACATAGTTACACTGATGGTGCCAGCAGTCGGATACGTAGAGCAAGAGTAAGTAATGACGATCTGATCAGCAGCCAGCACGGTAGGCGCAAGCAGCAAAGACTGAACGCCGTTAGAAGGCGTAAACGCAACAGTCGCTTGAGTGCTCCCAACAGTCGTGGAGTTGTTCGCCTGGAATGCTTCGGCAAATGCGCAACCAGAAGGCGAACCGGTAATGCCCGCCATGGTAACGTTGAGGTATCCATAGCTGGACTGCAAGGGCGAACGAACTGCGGCACTAGTGGCTGTGGCCTTTGCAGACTGCAACGTGAACATAGTCATGCCCGCATCAGCAGTGTAGCTGTAAGTGGGAACCTGGGCAGAAACGAGGACGGGCAGCGCCATGAGCGAGGCTGCCAGGAACGTGAGAATTGCTTTGCGCATGGGACTGTCTCTCCTGGATGTTGGTTAAGCCGCTTGATGGGCGGCAAATTGTTTAATGAACTGTTGCTTGTTCATTTGATGAATGGCACCTTGATGGTAGACGCGGCATGGAAACGTGAGATCGTCAAAGTCGAGTACCGGCATAGAAGTGCACCGGCAGTTTGGAAACTCTCCAGCATGTCCAGCACCGAGCGTCGACTTGACTCCAGCTAAGTGGTCTGGATTAGGCACGTCGTTCCAAGGCACTATGACGTCATTCATGTGAGCATGACTGCCGCGCACTCGGCCGTCTTCTGAAGTGACCCACTTATAGAACTCAATGTTCAATGCTTCTGATCGAGCTTGAGTTAAAGCAGCTGACGCTTTTGCAGACTCGGTCCTTGCTATAAGATGCACTCTAGACCGAATCAACGCTGGGAACCTTGCACGCATCATCTTCGCCACGGTACCAGCACGTGCTCCATTCTGCTGTGCTGCTCGTACCTCATGGACTAGATGCTCTGCGGCTTCAGTGGAGACTGATGAGATATACTTGGCATTCTCTGCAATAAGTTGCTGCACTCGCAAACCAGTCTGGCCTTCCATCTCTTTAGCAAGCAGACGATGCAGCATGCGTGACCGCTGAGACAAAGCGGCAGCTTGTCTCCAAGTCTGCCTGTTGCCTACATTGACCCAATGAACCATCTTTGTAGCAAGCGACTCACTGGCCTCTTGGATGTCTTGCTCTTGGGACCTTGCTTGCAGCCGGGCTAGCCACTGCTCCAGAGTCTCTTCAGGCATCTGTGGGGCGAGCACTTTACCGGAGATTTTGCGGATAGCTTGCTCGTAGGACTTCTGGAGGCGCTCAGTCGGTCCGAAGGTGCCTTTGAGATGGCGCACAGTATTCTCTCCACTCTGCTGCGGACTGCATCAGCTCAGCTGCAGTCCAATCATCGCGATGAAACTGACGCGGCAGTCGGTCCAAAGCATTCACATGCTCTACCAAAGTTTCAAGAGCGAACAGGGCGTCACTGAGCTTCGTAGCTAAATAAGCGTCTTCCATTTACTTCTTAGCCTTCCCGTCCAACACGCAATCAAGCGCTTTGTGCAACCTTGCTCTGCGGCCGAGGGACTGGGAAGAGTCTTTGGCACGCGACTGGAGCTTAGTCTCTACAAATTGCTTTGCTGCAGCTTCTGTAGGAAAAGTTTTTGTAAGCTTCAAGCCTCTGCCGTGAATATACGCCACCCACTCATCATTGTGGTCGCCTCTAAACACGTCAGCTAGAATTGGATACGCTTTATTTGTTCTATCGACATAGGCAGAACTGCCACCCATAGTCTCCCAAGAGGCTACCTGGGAATCTTTAGCAAATGCACCGCGGTGTAATTGGGCGCGGTCGGTAGCCTTTGCCTTTTTAGCGGCTATCTCTTTCTTGAGTGCCGCAATATGATCGTACATAGCTCGCCAGCGCTGTGTCCCTTCAAACTTACCTTTGAACTTATCAGCGTGCTCTTTGAAGGATTTCTCGGCATTATGCAGAGTATCTTCGAGGTCCTTCAAACTGTACACGTAGTCTGCCATTTTAGTTTTCCATCCCGCTCGCATGAGCTGTTAGTCCGGTCTCGCGTCCATATGTGTCGACCATGGACCAAGCTTCATCACTTAGCCAGAGATAACCAAAGAACCCCGGACCTCGAGGATGTGACTTCATCTTGCAGACCTTTCCACGAGCCAGCTTCAAGTTAATGACGCCCTCGACTGGGGCGCCTGCGGCTTTGAAGTTTTCAAGCAGAAACTGATTAAAGGCAGTAGGCGTCAGCTTGTTTTTCCAGCAGGCCCCGATCTCTTGGGCATCGATGGTGATCATGATCGGCTCTTCATGCAGTATCTGAGCTGCAGCGGTTTGTGCTGTGTCCATTTTGTGGCACTCCTACAAGTATGAATGGTGGAGCCTGGTGACTCCACACGGAATTTCTTGGTACTTAGGCAAGGAAACACGCGCCCTTAGCCTCCTGTAAGCCGCCAGCGAGGCACCTTCTGGTGAATCCCATAGCGAAGTGAATCACAGTCATCATCTTCTACTTTGAGCGGCTTTTCAAGTCCTAGCTTAGCAGCTGAGGCATCCCAGGCATAAGTCGGTACACGTTTAGCAAGTTCAGGACAGCCTTCTTTATTGATGATCAGCTTTCGCTTATGTAGCATTGTGCTGACAGAGTGAATGCCTTCACTTACTGCATTATCCGCTTCAACGATCCAAAAGCCGCGCATAATGAGCTCAGCTTTAAGACTCGCAGCTTCGGGCGGTATTCTTACTTCACAGCCCATTGCTCCGAATGCTTCAAGGTCATCTGCATACTGGCCGTCTGTCTTGACCCGCATTTCTTTGACACTGTCCCAGCGTTGTTCACGTGTAGCATAGATGACATCGCCATCATCATAATACTCAATATGCGACTGAACGTGAGACACACCAGCATCGATGGAGTACCAATGATCGACATGACCGCCTGGATTGCGCAGCCCGACAGGCTCAGTGGCATTTGTGCATGTGTTAAGCTTAGCATCCCAGCTATCCCGATAGATCGAGCCTTCAGCAACGACCCACAACCCATCAATATAACGAAGCTTAAACACACCAGTCTGTGATGCAATGATCGCAGCTTTGGCTCGTTTACTGACGTTGGGATTGTCATCTAAGCTGAAGTGAATTATCTCAAGGTCGTCTTGGAATGCCGGGCTGTCCATTACATCTGCTTTGAGATAGCAGTATGGATTACCAGGGTTCGTAGACATATAAGCACGCGCCATGTCTGGTGACATACGCATGAACATCTGAGCTAGGAAGCTTTTAGGATACTCAACAACCTCGTCCCCGACCCAGATTCCCACGGTGGACCCAAGAATTTGCTTGTAGCTTGCTTCGTCCTTAGCTCCGAGACAGAACCATTGCTTGCCGAACAGGAACAGCTCACCAGAAGCGGCATTATATGTATAGTTCTCTCGGCCCGCAATTTCAAATAGATCAAGCAACACATTGCGATAGAGCGTCTGCTTTGTGGCTCCAGTCATGATACGCTTGCCTGGAACCTCATAACGGCAGAGCTGCACAATGGTCTTGGCGTCGAGCGTAAACGTCTTACTAGAACGCACTGAGCCTTCAAGCAAGGTGTATCGCTTGTCGAACTGTGGCTCACGCATGATGAATGCATG